CGACCGTTTTAGGTGGAAACAACTTCCTCTCATGAATGGTCAAGGAGGTGAGCGAACTCAACTTCTCTATCCATGAATATCGGGCAAGAAGACCTGATATCTCAGCGCTATTAAGGCTCCCTACATCGAGCGATCGAGCAAGGTAGTCAATATTAGGCAAAAAGAGATACCAGTTAGCATCGAGAAGCTGATAGGCTAATCGGTGCTTGAAAGGAAACTCTCGCTTAATTGTAGCGATGTCATCCTGGTCGGATGACGGCTCGAGGTGTAAACCTCGGGTCCAATCAGGGTACTCGTATAAGATACGATGTATCCTCCGCGTTCTGTTTTGATAGTGACGAACACGAATGTCCTTTTCCTCTATCAATCTGCTCCAGAGCTCCTCAGTGTCCGCCATGCGGTCACGACGGGACAGACCATGTGGATTCCACCCGAGCCCATAAGGCTCAGGTATCCAACCCATAACTTCAGCGATAAATCGCTGTCGAGGTCTTAATAGTCCTAGAGAACGGGGTCCTAGCGCTCGGCAGATATCCAGAAAGTTGTTGTCAGAACAACGTCCTTTCCACTTATAGGTGGAAATGACCTTATCTGGATATATAAGTCGACCAGCGAACTCGGCCAGCTTAGAAGAGATGATCGTCTTCGATGAAGAGATCGGCACACCACATAATGCCATAAAGGCAACATAAGCCTCCGCAAGCTCTTTGTTAAAAATCACAATGTCGTCCCCTAAAAGGACGTACACGAGAGGTAAACCAAGCTTGCGAGCCAATGCTCTTATAATGGAGTGGTGAAGCAAAGAAAAGGCAGGAAAACTTGGTCCGAAACCAAGTTGCTGTCCTACAGTCATACGAACCTTAACCTTAATAGGATCCTTTCGGGTTCTATAGGTGAATTTCGCAGAGGACGGCAGTAGATCAGTGTCCTTAAACTTCTTATTCCCAATCGGATATCCCGTGGGAATCCTGTCCCGTATCTCCCAACGTGAGGAGGTAACGTCTCTGAAAAACGAGATCCAATCGTCAGACAAACCAAGATGCTTAAAAAGCAAGTATTGGAATCGGCGAGGGAGATTGTCAGAGCATTTCTGAAGATCATAGCAATGTGCAGTATACCCCTGCCTCAAAAAGTCTTGAACCCGCGAAACAGCGGAATCTTGATCATAAGTGGCATCCTGGGGAATATGCTTTAATTCATTCATCAGGAACTGCTGTAAAGGCAGTGAAGCGACTTGTAACAGTTCGTTCGTAACGAATATGTGCCGAAGCTTATATCCGGAATCCTGAATGAACGCGACATTGCCTGATATCACATCAGACGGAGAAGAAGCGAATCCATCTTTATGTTCCAAAGAATGCTGGATTTTATTCAGCAAAACTGGAATGGAATCGGACTGATCTAGAATCTCGGGTGCTTCCTTGGAGTCTTTAAGAGGGATCAAGTCCCTCAACATCCCTAATGCTGAGTCAAGAAGTCGCTTGTGCGCAAAGTAAAAACTCGGCGTTAACGACAATAGTGTAAGAGCGCGTGGAAGAACCTCCTCTTTCGGGACCATCCCTCGATCAGGGATCGGGCTCCGCTTGTAGGGTTTGATGGGAACATCAAGCAGGGAGGGTGCTTGAAACTCAGGCACCTTTCCATGGAATTCCATAGGAAGGTATTGGAGTAGACTGGTATAGTCAGCTATCGCTTCCTTAGAAACAGGAGGCCTATGCAAAGCTTCTTCAAATCCCTTTAATTGTTTAGGAGTGATCCTTGGCTCATTAGCCTTGGGCTTATAAACAAGGGATGTGTAGATCTGCATGGCGTTTAAAGCTGTGAACGGTCGTTTGCGAGAGATTTTCCACAAAGCGCCA